TTGTCGAGCAGCGCGACGTTGGCGCGGGTGTGCGTCTGGTAGTTGGTCAGGGTGCCGGACTGGGTCCAGACCTGCCACGACTCGTTGGCGGCGTTCCATCCCTCCATCGCCGACAGATTGGCGATGTTGCCCAGCACGGCCGGGAGGTGGTCGGTAGTGTGCGAGGGCCCGCCCGCCATGATCGGCAGGGCGTTGACGTACCGGCGCGCGATGTCCTCGCGGCTTCCGTGGGCGCCCATGCCCCGGCCGCGCAGCTCCTGCGCCATGATGTCGACCAGCGAGAGCGACAGGAACTCGCCGCGGCGCTCGGCCTCGATCTTGGCGCGGTCCTTCTCGATCCCGGCCTTGATGCGCAGCGCCGCCTCGATGCCCTGGGCGCGCTTGTCCGCCACGTCGCGGCCCGCCAGCATGGCCCCGCCCAGGTGCGCAGAGGCGCGCGGGGGCGGCGTGTAGCCGTGCTCGGCGCCGTACTGCACCGGCGCGATCACCGGATCGGCGCTCTTGGCGGCCAGCATCGCCATCAGCCGGCGGCGGGCGGACAGCTCGTCGCACTTCACGTCGTCCATGCACTCGTCGTGCAGGGCGCTGACTGGGTCGAGCGGATCCGCGGTGTAGAAGCCCGCAAACACGCCAGCAACGGCGGCGCGGCGCGCGGCCTCGGCCTTGATGCCTTTGTCGACCGCAGCCTGCACGGTCTTGGAGTGCGCGGAAAGCGCGTCGGTCGGATCGGGCGTGCCCAGCGAGCCGCCCTGAGAAGCGGAGTCACTCATCGAAGAGTCCTCAGGTAAGCGGCTCATCGCCGCGGGAAGGTGAAAGCGCCGGGCGTCCTGTCTCAGGGCGGCGGCAATCTGCACGGTCTGCGCCTGGTCGCTGATCGCGTCGGCGAGACCCAGCTCCACGGCCTCGGCGGCCGTGAAATAGTGGTCCTGCCCGTCGGTCAGCCAGCCACGGACCGTGTCCGCGTTGGGCCCGCCGTCGCGCAGGTAGGAGGTCAGCATGGCCTCGGCGTGCTTGTCGAGGATGTCGGCCATCTCGCGCATCTCGACCGCGTTGCCGATGGCCGCGCCCCACGGCGCGTGGATCATCAGCATGCCGTTCTCGGCGATGTTGACAGAGCGGCCGGCCATCGCGATCAGGCTTGCAATCGAGTAGGCCACGCCGTCAATGTGGGTGGCGACCGCGCCGTTGTGCCGGCGCAGCGCGTTGTAGATCGCAATCCCGTCGGCCACGCTGCCGCCGAAGGAGTTGATGCGCACGTCGAGGTCGCCGCGCAACTTGCCGAGCGCCTCGACAACGGTCTTGGCGTCGTTGCTCTCCTCGGCGTCCCAGCTCTGGCCGATGTCGCCGTAGATGCGTAGCTCGGCGCGGGTGGGGCCATTGGCCCTGATCTCAAACCTCGGCATCGGGCTCGTCGTCCTCGGTCTCGGTGGATGTGTCAGGGGCCGGCTCAGCGGCAGGCGTGGCCGGCTTGAACGGGTCTTTGGCGCGCTCGGCGTCGACGTGCGCGGGGTCCCGGCCGAACCGGCGGATGATGGCCGGCCGGCTGTCCCAGCCGTAGTCCTGGTCGATCTGGGCCGCCTGGCGATCCTTGGTCGGATCGATGGTCGGCATCGCCGGCCCCTCGATCCGAACGGCGAAAAGCGACGCCGGGTCGGCCTTGCGCAGCTCCCGGGCCGGCAGGCGGCCCTCGGCCAGCGCCACGCGCAGCGGCTCGCGGTAGAGCAGCGGGAACGCGAAGTCGCGCACGAACTGGGCCCGGTCCTCGGTGATGAGGTCCCAGACGTGGATCCACTCGGTGCGCTGCGCTGCGTAGGCGCGGTCGAAGACGTAGGCGATCCAGCTGAACGCGACCCGGCAGGCCGCCGCGAACTGGCGCAGCTCCTGGTTCACGAACTCCACCGCGTTCTGGTTGGGGTGGCTCGGCGCGTGGAAGTTGAGCGACTCGCCGGCCTTCAGGTAGTCGAGGACCTGCAGCTCGGTGACGTCGAGCTCGGCGCGCGTGCTGGCGTTGGGATCGTCGCCGGGCTGGAAGTCCATCTCCCGGTTGATGCTGGCGAACAGGTTGGCGCTGGCCCGGGCGGCGCGCCGGTGCGACTGCTGATACTCGGCAATGTCCGAGGCGCGGAAGATGACGGCGTGGAACAGCGTGACGCCACGGGTGGCGTCCAGCTCTTCCTGGCGGCGCAGGTGGACCATGTCGGCCGCCGGGATGGCGGTCGGCTGCAGCGAGGGCGCCGAGAACCGCCACAACTGGGTCGAGGGGGCGTAGGGGTAGACCCAGTAGGTCCGCGGGGCGCCCCACTCGTCGCGCTCGATGCCCATCTGGGCGCCGGCGCGCTGGTCCATGAAACCGTAGGGGACCAGCTCGGAGCGGATCAGCTGGACCTGATACCCGATACGGTCCGCGGTCCGGCCCCGGTAGACCTTGCGCCCGAACATCTCTCCCGCGCAGTCCCAGTCGCGCCAGGCGAGGCGCTCGACCTCGGCCCGGGCCAGCTCGCCGGTGACGTCGGCAGCCTCGGCCCAGCGGCCCAGCGTGTCGCGGATGGCGTCGTTGACGCCGGTGAGCAGGTTGCCCTTGCGGTCGACCACCATCGGCTCGTAGCGCAGGCCCTCGCCGACCCCTTTGTTGACCCGGGCGTCGAGCACGGCCTTGATGATGGCGGAGTTGTGCGAGAGGTGGCGGGCCCAGTCGCGCAGGCGCTGACCGGCTGAGTAGATCTCGGCATCCGCCGACTGGGAGACCGGCGGCGAGACGTTGAAGTCCGAGGGGTAACCGGCATCGTAGCGGGCCCGAAGCGGGGTCACGCTCACAGGGCAGATCCGCCCTTAAACACGACGCGCCGGAAACTGGACGCAGAGGCCGAGGCGATCAGCCGGAGCAGGCGGTCACGCTCGGCGCGCAGAGCGTCCAGGTCGCGGTCGATGCGTTTGTCGCCGATGGTGGTCGAGGAGATCCCGGAAGCCAAGATCTCGTCGATGGCGTCGATACGGGTTTGGGCCTCGGCTGCAGTCACGCCCCTGACTGTAGGCGCGCCGCGTTCGCAATGCTGGCAGGTGCGCTACAACTTCGCGCCGACGGCCAGCGCTACCGTCAACGGATCAGGGTGCGCCTGGCGCGCAGGATCCGGTAGACGGTGGATGGGTGGACACCGAGCTTGCGCGCGGCCTCCCGCGGACGCCCCGGGGCGACGGCTGCGGCCTGCTCAGGCGTCACTGCGGCGCGGGCGGGGATCGTCAGTCGGGTGCCGCGGAAGGCGCGACGCACGATCCGATCGACGTGGCTGGCGACCTCGGGGCCCAGCTCGTGGGCCAGAGCCTCGACCACCGCTGACCAGCTCATCGAATCAGCGGGCGGTGTGCAGGCCGCGCGCGCGGGGGTGTCGGCGGCGTGCTGTCGGGTGCAGGCCGCGGCACGCCGGGTGCCGCTGCCGGCGCCGAGAACAGGTCGCCGTTCGGCGGCTCCAGCGCGGCCTCCAGGCGCGCCCAGTGCGACTCGCGCCAGGTGTGCAGGCGGACGTTCGGGTGGTGGGCCGCGGCCAGGGCGTAGCACCAGGTGTCGAGGGCCTCGTTGCGCGGCCTGACCTTGACCCAGCGGCGTTTGGCGGGGTCCCAGACCTCGGCGGTCAGCTGGGAGTAGAACGACTCGTCGAGCCCGGTCGGGAAGTGCACCAGGCGCTCCCCGGGCAGGACGCGCTGGCGGTCGCCGGCCAGGCGCGCGAACAGCGCGGCCTTGGCGGTATCGACGCCGACCTGCCAGAGCTCGGCGCCGCCCTTGATGGTGGTGCCGCGCCAGGTCAAGTCGACCTTGCTCGGGCGGCCAAGGATCGGCCGGTTGGTGGTCGAGGCGCCCTTGACCGCGATGACGCCTTGGCCGCGGCGGGTGCGGGTGTAGTGCAGGACGTCGTCGGTCAGGTAGCCGGCGTCGACCGCCGTCACCGTGATACGCATCGACAGGCCGCGGCTGTTGGTGAAGGTCTGCAGGCGCAGCGCGTCGACCTGCGCCCAGTCGTCGTGACGGGTGGGGTCGCCCGGGGGCTCGACGTAGTCGATCACCCACTGCGCGCCGTTGCGGCCGTGGCCGAGCACCAGCACCGCCCAGCGGTCCTTCTGGACGTCGACGCCGAGCGTCAGCAGCAGGCAGCCCGGCGGGATGGTGCGCAGGGCGTGCGGCTCGGCCCGGTCGCGCAGCTCTTCGAGGTCCAGGCGCTCGTTCGGATCGGAGACGCAGAGGCCAAGGCGGATGTTGCGGAAGGTCTTCGCGCGCGGCGGGTCCTGGCGGACTTCGTCCCACTCCCGCGCCAGCTCGGGCCAGGACAGGCCGAGGCCGATGGGGGTGTACAGGGCGTTGACGTGGAAGCCGGCGACGTCCCGCTCGGGGTGCTCGGCCACCCAGCGCCCCGCCGCCAGCATGGCCGGCTTGTGGTGCTCGGCGATGCCGGCCCCGCAGGCGCCGCAGTGGTACAGGACCTGCTCGGGCTGGCGCTCGGGCCAGCGCAGGTTGTCCCAGTCGAGGACCTGGGCCTGCCCGCAGTGCGGACAGGGCACCTGGTAGTGGCGCTGGTCGGAGGCCAGCCACTCGCGCCAGATGCGCGACAGGCTTTCGATCGTCGGGGTGCTGACGAGGAGCACCTTTCGGCGCGGGAAGGTCGCGGTGCGGGCCTCGGCCAGCTTGATCGGGTCGCCCTCGCCCTCCAGCTCCGGCGGGTAGGCGTCGATCTCGTCACAGAACAAGAACCGGGCCGGCATCGAGCGCAGGCCCGCCGCCGAGTTGGCGCCGGAGATGATGGCCACGCCACCCGGCCACTCTTTGAGCAGGGTGGTGTTGCCGCTGTCCCGGGAGCGCGCCGGGGCCACCCGTTGCCGTAGCGTCGGGCAGACGTCGATCATGGCCTGCAGGCGCTGCTTGGACCAGCGCTCGGCCATCTCCAGCGTCGGCTGAACTGCCATTACCGGCGCCCGCTGGGTGTCGATGATCCAGCCCATCCAGTTCAGCCCGACCTCGGTGCCTCCCACCTGGGCGGACTTGACGAACACCACGCGCCGGGACGGGTGCGACGGCGACAGGCAATCCATGATCTCGGCCAGGAACGGCACTCTCGAGGTGCGCCAGGGCCCGGGCTCGCTGGCGCCCTTGGTGGGCAGCCGGCGACGTTGATCAGCCCACTCCCGCACGGTCAGGCGCGGCGGTGGCGCCAGGCCGGCGGCGAAGGCTTGCAGCGCCGCGCGGGCGCCGTCGTGGCGCACCAGCTCAGTGCCGACCATCGGCGGACTCCGACAGGTCCAGGTCCGCCACCGAGCGGCCCAGGTCCTCCAACACCTCGCCGACCGCCGCCGTCAGCATGGCGTGCACGACGTCGGCGCTGGGCTCGGCCGCCAAGGGGTCGGCCAGCTTATCGGGCAAGCGCTCGAAGGCGTTGCGGACCTCGGCCGCCAGCGTCGTCAGCGCCAGGCGCACCCGCTCGATGGACACTAGACTCTCGGCGAGTTGCGCCTCGCGCATGGCGGCGATGTTGGCCTCGTGGTGCTCGCGCCGCGCCCGGGCCTCGGCGATGTCGTAGGTCACCGCCGCGATCGGCGTCGGCTCCACCGCGTCCTGCGGCACCACGCCGGGGAGCAGTTGCGGGCGC